GATCCTTGTCGATCTCCAGCAGCCTGTCAACTTGCTCGGTCGTGGCGCTGTTGAAGAACATGCTCGTGCCGATCTGCGACCGCTCGTAGGTCAGCCGTCCGCGCGAGAACCCCTTGACCATGTCCTCCAGCGTTGATAGCTGGTCGATCTGGTCGTGTGCCAACTTCGCGAACTCTGGGTCGGTCATCTTCCACGCGAGCACCGGGTTCGCGTCGGCGAGCTGCCGGTCCTGAAACGCCTTCAGCTGGAACATCTTGCGGATGCTTTCGACATCCGAGTTCTCGTCGAGCGTGACGCCAAGAACCTGCGACAGCGTGCGTAGCTCGGCAACGAACTCAGGCTTGCTCTTGAGAGCGTCCTTGTAGTTCGCGACCATCAGCATGTCGCTCGTCTGCCGCATCTCGATCGCATACTGCGAGTATTCAGGCTCCGGTTCCTGTTCCTGCTCGACAGCTACCGGAGGCGCAGGAGGAAGCGAGGCTGGAGCCTGGACCGGCTGCGGTTCCGGTTCCTGCTCGACGGCTACCGGAGGCGCAGGAGGAAGCGAGGCTGGAGCCTGGACCGGCTGCGGTTCCTGAACAGGAGAGAAGCCCTCTGGGCGCTCGTTGGTCTCTGGGATGATCACTTAGCCTTCTCCGCTTTGACTCGCTCGATCAGGTCTTGCATCTGCTTCTCGTTCGACTTGAGCTTCTCGAACTTGTTCTGGAGTCGAGTCGCCTCGCGAATCGAATCTGGCGTCAGCGGGCGGGACAGGATCTCGCCAGCAGTCCTAGACAGGTTCGACATCTCCTTGCGGCGGGGCTCGCTTGCCTCAAGCAGTGCGGCAGTGTCCGCCTCGCTCATCGCCTCTTCAGGTCCATACACATCAGTGTCGAGGCTCATCTCGGTCTCTTCGAGAGGGCCATAGACAGTCCGAGCCGATTGGATCTTCACATCGAGAAGCTCCAGGTCTAGACGCTGCCGAACAAGGGCAGTGACAGCAGGGTGGCGGTTGCCGAACTGCTTGGTCAGGACATCCGCCTCCTCGTTGAGCCTCCTGATCGTCTCCTTGCGCTCGCCGGTTGATGCGATGAGTCTGTCCAGGTGGGCGCGCTCGATTGTTGCGTCGGTCATCTCCTTCCACCTCTTGTCAAGCTCGGCGTCAGCAGCAGCGCGGACTGGGTGCTCAACCAAGAAGTGCTGGATCTGGACTGTCGGCACCTTGTACTTGCGGTAGATCTCGCGGCGCAATTCGCCGAATGCGTCGTTGCGCTTCTTGGCTTCCTTGGCAAGGAGCGAGACCTCCCCGAAGTTGTACGCTGCTGTCGGGAACGGTGTCGGGCGATCGAATGGAACGGCAGGATTCGGCCCATAGCGGAGGCTAGCGACTGCTTGCGATGCGCTGCTGTCCTTCTTTGCACCTGGGGCTCGGTCGTGGATCCACCGGCTGATGATGTTGTTCTGAGTCGGTCGCAATTCCTTGGGGATGTCGTATTCGTTGACCTTTTTACCCTTGGCGCGCTCGTCCTTGAGCCACTTCTGACCGTCGCTGATGGCTTGCCTAGTGTATTCGGCCTCCTGGTCCTTGTCCAAATCGCTAAGGCTGACTGGGCCAGTAGGAGTTTCGATGTAGAGAAGTGCTCTCTCTTCCTTGGTCACTGCGTTGATGTTGACATCGGAATTGGACGAGAACGTGTTGCGCTTCTTCGCGACATCAAGCTCCATGTCCGCGATCATGTCATCGAGGTCATCGTCGGTTGCTTTCTTGCCGCTGTTGCCAGCCTCGAACGCTTCGACCTTGGCTTGCAGCTTGGTCCTGAACTCCAAGAACATCTGGGCAGTGGCGAACTCCTCCATCTTCGCCTTGTCGTTGTAGTCGAACTTGTCTTCGAGCCTGTGCTTGTAGACGTTGGCGAACCCGATGCGGAGCTTCTCGTCGCGGCTGATGAGTTCCAGCCCCGCCTTGGTCCCAGCCCCGCCGCCGCTCGTCGCACTCTCGTGGCGAGTGAGCAAGTCCTTCAAGTTCGACTCGTCGAGCAGCGAGTAGAACTCGTTGACGATCTCCTGCCTGGAGTATGCGCTCAACTCCTCGGCAGTCATGCTCTGCGCGCGGACCACTGCCTGCGGGTTGTTGGCGTCACGCTTCCCTGAGAACGAGATGATCTCTGGCAAGCCGCCGTTCGCGACAGCCTTCTCATACTCCTCTGGTAGAGCCCTCTTGAAATCGTCGATGCTCGCCATCGCGTTGGCGTTGAAGAACCGCTGCGCTGCGGTCACTCCTTCAGCCTTCATGGCGCTGTTGAGTTCCTTGCTCGCCTTCTCCGACTTGCCGATCTCTTCCATCACGGCGCGGTATGCGTCGGCATCGATCTGACCAGAAGCGAACGCAGCCCTGGTGGCACCGACGCGGGCAGACATGGAGACACCGGCAACGTCCCACTCGACCACTTGCTTCAGCGCGACATCGGCAACGCGGCGCTCGCGGATCTTGCCCTGCATCTTCGCTGCCGCCTCTGGGTCGAACTCGCCGTGAGCCAGCGACCCGGCGAGGTGCTCCTCGGCATCGTCGAACTTGCCCTGCGCAGAGAGCGCCTCGACCACGCCCTCGTTGATGCGGCTGCGAACGCCTGAGACGATGGCTTTGAAGACATCGCTGTCAGGGGGAATGCCCTGCCTGTAGGCTTCCTCTTCGGCGTCAGCTACCGCTGCGTTCGCGAACTGCTCGCCGCTGACTGGCGGGGCGGGCGGGCCGATCTTGCCGGGGACCTGTTGGGCTGGCTCATTGCTTCCAGCAGGCGCGGGCGCAGGCGCGGGCGGGCCGATCTGGTTGGGGTCCTGCGAAGCGGTCGCGTCGTAGGACGCCACCCAAGACTTGATTGCATCTGCCTCAGAAAGCCCCTGGTGGGTCCTGTTCGCCTCCGACTGGAACGCATCGCTCTGGACGCGGGCGTGCTCGTCGATGTCGATCTGGACAGAAGCCAGGAGCCCCCCAGCCGCAGCCTCGAACGCATCGCGAGCGGCATCGTCTGTCATGCCCTTGTAGATGCGGTCGTATTCGCCAGTGACACGCTTCATCGCCGCTTCCTTGCCCTTCAGGGCATCGGCGTTCTTGAGCCCCTTGAAGGCTCCGAACTCGGCGGCAGCGGCAACGCGCAGGCTGTTGTAGGAGGTCTTGGCGAACGCAGTGGAGAGCTTGTCCTTCTCGTGCTGCTCCCGCTTCGCGATCTGCGCGCCGAGACCCATGATGTCCTGCCCCTGCTGCTGCAACGCGGCACCTGGGTCGCCTGGGACCGGGACAGTGCGAGGTGCGCCGAACTGCTGCGGCGAACCGGTGGCGAGGTTGACAGTCGGGACGCCGCCGAAGGTTGGGACTCTTGGCATATCAGAAGGCTCCCGATCCTGCTGCCGAGTTCGCGCTGCTCAGAAGCGACTGCTGAACAGCAGCGATTGGGTCGATGGTCTTGGCATACCGGCGCAGCACGCTGGCGTTCTGCCGAGCGAAGTTCGCCTCGTTCTTCGCGGCGACACGGGCAAGGCGGGCTTGGCCTGCTGCGCGCACACGGTTCACGTTGAGCGTCATCATGTCGAGGTCGCGGACGTAGTCCTGGCTGGCTAGCGTTTCCGCAGCACTGGCACCTCGGATGCCGCGAGCAGATTGGCTCGCCTCCGTAGCACCCCTGGCCTGCGCGTATCGCATCCCGGTCTGCCCGATCTCGCGAGCGCCAGACTGGTAGATCGAAGTTGCCTGCTGCTCCAGCAGACGGGCGTTCATGTCCGACATCGACGCCTGGAACTCGTAGTCCGCAGCCGCCGACTTGGCTTGGTACTGCTGCGTCTTGGCGCTGTAGAACGCGCCGATCGCGCTTTGCGTCGCCCCGACAGCCATCAAGGCAATTGCTGCTGGTCCCATGTTACCCTCCAATCTCCACTTCAGTTGTTACCCCGGTCACCATCAGTGGCAGTGGCTTGTCCTGCTTCACCATGATGCTCCCGTCTGTGTGCCAGTAAGGCTTCGTCATAACGGAGGTTTCCTCAGACGCAAGGGCGGATGTTGTCGCATATGGCAGACCTAGCACCAGCTTGTCACTGGTAGGCCCGACCTTCCACCCTGCGCTGCGCACGACGCGGAGCCATACGTTGTTGACGTTCTTTGGCCTGCCTTGGCCGTAACCTGAAGCGTCTCGCCTGGGAGTGTCGATAGCCATCGGCAACGTGACGAGGTATGCCTCGTAGGGAATACCGCACGAGATGACCTTGCCGATCGTGACAGCCTCGTCCAGCGTGACCACGCCTGAGCCGTTGGCAGCGCGGTTGACTTGCACCTCGCCATCCACGAGCAGCGACACGGTTGTGCTCGGAAGGTGCGCTACGGTGACGGTCGTTACAGTGCCGCCAGTGGTCGCCTGATCCCCGCAATCGACGAAGTAGGCATCCTCATCGTTGTCGAAGTTGAACGTCCCCAGACGCTCCACGAACTTCTTGGTCGAGCCGTTGATGGTGCGCTGGGCGATGACGTAGACGCGGTCCTCGTCACCTTCAGGGATCACGCACACCGACTTGACGCCGTCCCCGAACGTGTGCTGGTGCCAGCCGCCGATGTTCTGCTCTGGCACGTAGGTCAGGCCAAGCAACACGCCGTCGCTGCGGACAGCCCACAGGATCGGCACAGGAGCCTTCTGGTAGGCAATCTGCTTGATGGTGTAGCCGTCGAACAGGTCGTTCGCGAAGATGCTCAGGTCGCCAGTGACGTAGCCCTGCGACTGCCAGTTGAACCCAAGCTCTCGCATGTGCCCGCCACGGTTGGCGCAGAACAGCAGCGAGTTGTTCACGACGATCGGCTGCACGTTACTCGCACCGACGAAGCTCTGCGGGCGGACGCTGACGCTCGACGGCGTGATCGCGTCCGAGTTGACGGCAGACACGCGCCACTCCGACTCGTTGGTCAGCAGCAACAGTTCACCTAGCGGGACGATGTGGCGGATAGTGGCGTTTTCGCGGGCGACAACGTCGAACTTGATGCGGTCAGTGTCCTGACTCGGCAGCGAGTATGACAGGTCAGACTCAGTGTTTGACCGTGTCATCCAAATGGTCTGGGCGTCGTTATTAGTGCCAGCAAAGCATCGACGCTGCTCGAAGTAGGAGACGGCACCTGGGTAGTCATCCACCGCAGCGAATTCGCCAGCATCTCGGATCGGAGGCGTCCGCCCCATGTCTGGAGCGATGTTGTCATCGACGAAGCTCGTGGTCTCGGTCTGGCCGATGTAGCCGAACAGTCCGCTCTGCTTCTTGTAGACGTAGTAGCGTTCTGCGCCAGTGACAGCAGCCCACGATACGGTGTTGTATGCGCCAGTCGAGGTCAAGATGTTGAGTACTGACGCCTCGCTGCTCGGATCAGATTCTTGCAAGTCGCTGGTGGCAGCCGTGACCTTGTAGTAGTTGGTCGTGTCGGCACTCTGTTCAGCAAACAACATCTTCCCGCTGTTAGCGGTATAGGCATTGGTGTATGCCAAGTCAACAATGCCGGTGCTGACAGGGGCAAGGCGAACGCTTGTTACGGTTCGGTTGTAGACGATGTAGAAGCCGTTTGGCAGATCGGTCGTGCCAAGGACTCCGTAGACGTATACCTGATCGCCATTGGAAAACGGCATTTCAGCTCCAGCAGCTGCGAATCCGTTCAAGGTCAACGTCCCGGTGCCGAGGGCGATAGCACTGATCACGTATTGCTCTGCGAATGTCGCAGTAGCCGTGACGCTACCAGGAGCAGCTAGTAACGCTTCAAACGTCACTGCAACTAGCGTCCAGCCATTCACACCAGTGCGCCGTAGTTCTCTGGTTTGGTAACCTACATGCGTGATCGTCATCACGTCGTAACTCTGGACGTAGTGGAGGTCGTAGAGGTCGGCTTGAGCATATGGAGACGGGATCTCAAAGACCGTCCCAGTCATTGCATACCACGGTGGGTTCGACCCTAGTGCGGTGCTGTCGTTTTGAGCAGTGCAGTAGTGGTAGGTTCCAGCATTCGAGACCACATCGCCGAGGCTGTATCGACGCTTGCCAGTCATCGTGCCTGAGCCGTCAGTGGTGAAATTGATAGGAGTGCCACCTACGGTAGTGGCAATTTGAAACGTCCCCGCGGCTGGATTTACAACGTAGTAGACTGTGTCGAATACAAGGCCGGTTGGGACAACAGCACCGCCTCCATTGCTGAACAAGAATGGCTCACCAGCCGCCAACCCGTGCGCTGCCCAGTTAACTACATCAGTGCCGCTGGTAAACGTGACAGTAGCTGCCGACCTGTAGTCCGTGTACACCGACACCGAAAGAGGAGCGCCGTCTGTGTGAAACCTGATGTATGTGTTGCCGAACTCCAGCACGAGCGACTGGTCGTTGCCGTACTTGAACGGGAGCAGCACTGCCGTCTGCGCGCTGTTCTTCTGCTCGGCGGCGAACTGCGACCCAGGGCGGCGACGGGCCGGCCCCTGCGGCAGCGTCACCATGTTGACGACAGTCTTGAGCCCAGTCTGGTTCTGCGGCAGCTCCAGCCGCGAATACATCTCTGGGCTGATCTGCCCACCGGCAAACGAGCGGTAATACGTGCGCGTCTGCACCATGTTCAGCGGTCCCGCAGGTAGGTGGGAGTCGGATCTTGGATGATGCGCCTGTCGAGCGAGTCGGAGGTCGTGCTCTTGCCCATGTAGTACGCCATCGTCTGCAAGCACCGCTTGGACTCGTCGGAGCCCTGCTTGCCCTTGATGATTGGCCCGGCCAGGAGCGAGGCGAGGTGCCACGCGAGCGCCAGCACGAACGTGCTCGGGAACATGCGCGTGAACTGAACGTGCATCGTGTAGCGCAGCACGGCTTCGTCCTGGTCAGTAAACAGGCGCAGCACACCGTCCGTGTCCTGCTCGATCGAATACTCCTGCGCGTCCTTGTGGTCATCGCTAGCGCCAGTCGGCAGCACGGCGAGCACCTTGAGGAAGTCGTGCGGGATCATGTAGCAGTAGTCCCACGCGTCCCGGTCACACTCGTGCGCAGTCAGCGCGACCGTGTTCGTCGCGAACGACCACGAGTGCATCTCCAGCACAGTGCTCAACGCAATCGGGTAGAACTGCGCGCAGAGCATCGCTTCAGTAGAAGGGTCTGGCGGGTTCACGCTCTGCACAACCGCTGCGTTGCCAAGGAACGACAGTGCCATGTTGCAGATCTCGACTTGCGTCGGTGGCATACAGCCGCAGATGTCCTCGACGAACGTGATGTTGCCTTGGATGATCGTGCGCTCGACGAGAACGTCGATGCTGATGATCTCGTAGTAGTAGCTGCCTACCTCGACATCAGCCTGTAGGCTGCTGAGAGCGAACTCGACTACGCCACCAGTCGCGTCGGTGACCGTGCCGACAACGATCTCTGGGTCCTCGACCGTGACTGCCTCGTGGTCGTGACCACCAGCACCACCTGGGGTCGCCCAGATATACATCTCGAAGTTGAGCCCGGTGATATCGACGATCGTCCAGTCCGATCCACGGATCGTGAACGTGAACGGCTCGATGTCGCCTTGCTGGATGTAGATGTCTACCGGGGTCGGGCAGAGGTTGAGGTTGCTCATGTGAACTTCACCCACAGGGATTCGGCGGGGACGCCTTGGTCAGTCAAGATCCACAAGAGGTGGTAACCCTTCTGCCACGCCTGCTCGTTGGCCGGGGTCGTGAACCGCAAGGTGACGGAGTCAACTTCAGTGACAGCGAGCGTGCGATGCTTGCTGGAGTTGGAGTAGTGATGCGTCACGCTGCCACACGGCGTCAGCGCAGCCATCGTCAATTTGCGATACTGCGGGAGCGCATCGCAGACGATCTGGTATTCGTTCGCGGAGGTGAGAGTGTAGGTGCCGTCAGCATCCGCTGTCACCGCACCAACACCGACTTCGGTCAGCACGAGGTTGGTCGGGCGCGTTGGCCGATACGTGGACCCGTTTTGCGGCAACAGGTAGTGCGGCTCAAACACCTCGTAGTCGTATCCGCCATCGTGACGGCGACCTTCGCCGCCACCGCAGAACAACCGACCGTCAGGAAGCAGCACAACCGTCTGGTGGTAGCCACGAATCGACAGCGCGCGGTTCCAGTCGATGGCAACCCACTTGTCAGCACCTGGGCGCAGAAGCTCCGCAGCCGTGTGATACTTGAAGTCCTCGTCGATGTGGACGCTGCCATGCACTTGGAACTCGTGCGGCACAGGCGGCTCGCTATCAGGTTGCCAGTCCATGCCGCCGAGAGCGATGATGCTGCCGTCAGGAAGCACGACGGTGTTCAGCATCTGCCGCACCAACTTCATGTCGGGCGCTGGTGCCCACTGCTCGGTCCCGCCAGCGGTTGGGTAGATCACTTCCACGCTGTTCGTGTCGAACTCGCGGTCTGTCACTCCATCCCAATCCACAAACGGCGGGATCTGAGCGCCACCCATGCGGTAGATGACATCCGCGTGCCCTTGGAAGTTCTGCAACTGAACCGCGCTACCGTAGTAGCGGAACTCGTCAAGGTTGCCGGTGATGCCGAGGTCGTGGCCGCGCGCCGTAGACCAGCTGCCTGGACCACCACTGTGGTCGGTCAGCGTTGCACTCTGCGGGACCATGCCAGCCATGAACATGTCGCCAGCAGTGAGCGTGAACATGCGCGGGTAGAAGTAGAGCGAGTCCATGAAAGGCTCGTTCGCACCGACGTTCATGGGACCGTTCCATACGTCGGTCCCTGCGATGTCATCCTTGACGAGACCACTGGTGGTGGTAGTTGGAGCCGCGTCGATGACGTAGGACTCGTAGGTGTTCCACGTAGAGTTGTTCGCGAACGTCTGGTTCGCAAGCAACAGGTCATCGCTGCCGCCAGTGATGAGCGCATGAACCTTGCTTGTGCGGCCAAGCGTCGGCGTCATGTCCACGCCTGGGTAATAGCGACCTTCCACGCCGCCCGCGCTGCTCAAGCTCTCTGCTTGAACCCACGCACCCTTCTGCGCCGTGTAGTGCCCGCCGGTCAGCGTCAGGTCCAGCGTGCCAACGCCAGCGTCGTTCGTCAGATGCACCGTCATCGACAAGCTAGGTGCCCAGATGAACACCTTGTTGTCGGGATACTGGTTGATTGCCAAGTCCCAGCGCATCCCGCCAGCGATCAGCAAGTCGCCGTTGGGCGTCCATGCGTGACCGGCGCAGAACAGGTTCGGGATGCGGATGGTGGCAGGAGTTCCGATGGAACCTTCCACGATGCCGACAGGGAACAGGTGGTTGCTGAAGCGCACTCCAGCAGGCTCATCAGCAGGGTCCACGATCGCCCACGCTTGGAACGACCATAGGTCGGTCGCGTGAACGGTCGGCGCTACCGCAAGCACGGGCGCGTTGTCCCACACCACGACCTTGCCCTTGTTCGGTCCCTTCGGGATGAGGGACATGTGGATCGCGTTGAACGTCTCGGGGAACACGTAACCAGGAAGGTAGGTGATCCCTGGGAACGCAACGTCAGCAACCGTCTCCTCGCGATCGTGGTTGTATGCCTTCGTCCAGGCACCAAACTGAGAAGTCAACCCGCTGATGTTGAGGTCAGCGCGGTTGACTTTGGCTGGGAAGTTCCGCCCGTTGAGTGCTACGTCGTAGTTCATCGCTTGCTCGCCGTCGCAGCCGACACATGCCGAGCAAGCGACTTACTGCGGGTTCTTTCGCGGACGCCCAGGACCACGCTTCACGGCCACCTGTGGTTGTTCAGGCAAAGGAGCCTGCTCCTCTTCTTCCTCGACAGCGACCTCATCCACCGGCTTGAGCCATCGGCATTGGACACTGCCACGGTAGTCGAACTCTTCTCCTTCTTGACGAAGGCAGTTATCGACGAAACAGACTTCCTTTGCGAGAACTCTCATGTCAGATGATCGAGAACCCGCTGCGGTAGGACTTGTTCTGGCCGACCTTGGTGCCATCTGGCAGCGTGTAACCGCCAATACCAGGGTGCAGCGTGATGTCGAAGTCGAACGCGCCAGCGGTGACGTTGCCTGGAGTGACACCGTCGATCCCTGAGACGCACTCGACCCAGCCGTAGACATACTGGAGACCAGTGATGCCGTTGGAAGGGTCAGCCACCGGTTCAGCCGAAGCAGCGGTCAGCGGGTTGATCACCATGGTGATCTGAGTGCCAGCCGTCAGCGCCGTACCGGTGTAGAGACCGGTCTGAGCAAGTGTCGGTTGCGAGTAATGCACGAGGACAGGCGTCTCAGGAGTGGCGTCAGTGCTCAACTTGAGCGACCAACGCACAGCGAGACCAGCGCCAACCGTTGCACTGGTCCTGATCGTGATGACGGCATAGAGCGGTTGCCCCATGCCGATATCACGAAGCAGCGACAAGTCGAAGTAGTTGGTGGTCACCGCACTGAGCGGTGACGCAACCAACGTCTGGTTGTCTGACAGCTTGAGGAATGCGTCGGGAATCATGTGCCTCCTCAGGAGATGGTGACGCCGCTCGGGTAGAACTTCAGCCCGTCCGGTTCGCCTTCCACGAGTTCAACGCGGAACTCGACAGCCGCGATGGTCCCAGTGACCACGTAGCGCCCGAACATGTAGCGGAAGTTCGGGAGCGAGACCACCCGCTGAGAGTCGATGCTATGAAGCATCGGATGGTTCAGGCGGATCGCAATCTGCGACCCAACCGTGAGCATCGTCGGAGCGAGGTTGCCAGAAGTCCCCAGGATCTGCGGGATGACCGTTGCCGTCATGGCCGTTGCGTCAACCGAGATCGTGACATCAGGAGCCCCGGCAAGAGCCAGCGCAGGGGTCGTGGCGAGGCGGAAACCGTTGGCGGTCAGCGCAGCGCCAGCCGCGACGTAGTATGGGCGGCTTGCCGTCAAGCCCGTGCCGCCAGTGAGCGCCGTGAAGACCACGGGCGTCCCGGCAGGGAGACCGTGAGCCGTCCAAGTCACGATCTCGTCATCTGCTTCCATGGTCGGAGCCGTGGAAGCGAGACCGGCGAGCGTCGTGACCGGGAGCGAGACAACTTGAAGCTCAAGCTGCCCAGCGTTCGTTGCCGTAGCCGCGACCTCGACGGTGAACAGCGCATACAGGTTCTTGCCACGGGCAAGATCGCGAAGCGCGGTGGTCGCGTCGATGTAGTTGGTGGTGAGAGCCGTCGCCGAGATCGCGCTGCCGAGAGCAGCCGAGTCAAGCACGAGGTTGTTGTCCAGGTAGGTCATATTGAGATCCTCCTTGGATCAGGCGACCAGGGATTCGGTGTTGAGCAGGCTGTCCACGCAACGGAGCGGGATGCCCATGAACGTGCCCCACGAGATCGGGGTGCCGAACTGGCTCAGAGCCGTCTGGATCGAGAGGGTCGCCGCCGACTTCTCCAGAGCGAGACGCATGAGCGCCGAGTAGACCGTGCGGTTCATGTAGAACACCGGGCGACCCATGCGCAGGTTCGGGACGCGGCAGACAGCCTTCGCCATCGTGTGCAGCATCGTGGTGTAGGCAGTCGGCAACTGCGAACTCGCGAGCGCCGCAGCCTCGCTGACATCGATGTTCGGGATGCGGACCGCGTATCGCCAGTCCTTGACCACGAGACCAGTCTTCCACTGGTAGCGAGTCACGAGAGCCTGCATACGGTCGGTGGACGAGGCCGAAGTCGCGGTCACCGTGGAAGGCGTGTAGACCGTCTGCTCGCCGAGATCCTCATGGATCAGGCCAGCCTTGCTGCCCTTCGGGAACGGGCAGTAGACCGTCTGGTCACCCCACACGACGAGCCAGATGCTCGTGTTGTCGCTGCCGCTGCCGCCGCCGAGGACGATGTTCTGGCCGTTGCCAGCCGTGGTCAGCGAGTAGCGAGGAGCCAAGCCGAGAGGCTGCTTCGGGTCAGTGGCGGGGTTGCCGTAGAACAGCGTGCTCGCCATCGTCTGGTTCATGCTTTCGAGGAACGCGGTGTCCTCCGAGAGCCGGAACTGAGCGGTGTTGCCGTTCAGCATCGCGAGATCCTTGTCGATCTCCGAACGAGCTTCGAGGATGCCGCAAGCCTCATCGACCTGAGCGGTCGTGCTCTTGCTCGACGGGATGCCTTGGTTCAGCGCGCGCCAGTAGGCAGTCGGCAGGCCAGTGCGGATCACGACACGGTCGCCGGTCGGCAGATTGCCTTCCTTGAACACGCAGTCGGTGAGGATCTCGTTCGTTTGCGAAAGCAATTCCGCAACGACGGGAACGGTGCCATTCGGATCGACACGCTTCGCCCAATCGGCGAGCGTAAGGTTGCTGGAACTCAGGGCTGCCATAGTTCAGGGTCTCACTTCTTTGAGGGGTAGAGGGTCTCCGCGAGATCGTTGAACGACATCGGGGAGTCAGACTTGACCCCCTGCTTCGATGCCGTGACGATGGAGTCCTCACTGATCGCTTTCCCGGCCTTGAAGAAGGCCCTGATGATCTCAGGGTGATTCCCCAGGCCAGACTCATCGAGCAGCGCGCGGAGGGCAGGGGTTCCGAACTGGTCGAGAGCCTTCTTGGCTACCGACAGGTTCTCATTCAGCTTGTCGCCGCCGAACTCCTTGTCCGACTTACTGGCGTCAAGCCACTGGTCCTGCACTTCCTTCATCTGCTGTTCAGCACGCTCCTTCATTCGAGGGGCGATCTGCTCCAGCATCTTCTGCGCGGCTTCTTGTGGCAGCTTCAGCTTGTTGGCGATGTCCGTGTACGACTTGAGTACATCCGCATCGAAGTCAACACCTTCCGGCGTCTTGACCTCATACGGAGCCGCATCTGCCTGAGCCTTTGCGGTGGAATCTCCCTTCTGCTGATCCGAGGTGGAGTTGGTGTCCCCCTTCGGATTCTGACCCTCAGCCTTCTGCTGCTGACCCTGTTCCGGCGCTCCGGTGACAGGCTTAGTATCTGCCGCAGTAGCGGTGTTAGTTTGCTCGCTCTGCGTCAGCATCGACTCTGCCATTCTTGTTCTCCTCGCGCATCGTTGCCTCCAGTTCGGGGCAAGCGATGTGGATTTGTTCAAGCACCTTCAGCCCGAAGTTCCGATTACCCTCTGCAAACGCCATCTGAATAGCGTTGGGGTTGAACGACGAGCGCCAGATGCCAGACTCGGAGAGCAGCCACCACATGAACGCACGTCCACGTTTGCCGCTCATAATCCAGCGCACGAGAGCCGCATCACCTTCAGCATCAAAACGGTCGCGAGCTTGCTTTTGCTCGCGAACGCGAGTTTCGCTTCCAAGGTCGTGCGGGTCGTATTGGACCACGGGCGGGAAATTACCCCCCTCGTGGAATAATATGCGCCCCCTCGATTACGTGAACTGAGTTTTCAGTTCGCGAATGTGCTCAAGCATGACGCCAGCATCGGCGGCAACGAGCACCATAGCCTTCGCAACCTCTTCAGCATAAAGCTTGGCAGGTGCTGACCTGTTGTCTTGCAGTATCAACTGCATCTTGCGCCACATGATGAAAGGCCAGCCGACAAGATCCTGCGCTTCTTGCTCAATCTCGGCAAACAGCGAAGGTGGAGGCAATTCGTAGCTTGCATCACCATACTCCTTGTGACCCTTTTTGAGCCGCTTCATTATCAGCTTCGCGGTGTCAGGATCGATGCCAGCCAACTGCATGAACTCTGGCGCGTGCTCTAGGTGACCGCTCAACGAATCGCCCTCCACCTCGACTCGCTCGCGTTCTTCGGCGCACCCATGAACGTCACGACACGCTTGGCTTGGATGCCGACAGGAGTCTTCTCGTCGGCAAGCAAGACACACGCGGCGACCGTCCACGACGCAGCGGCGCTCGACACGTAGACATCGTCGGTCCAGCCTTCGTTGTCGCGGTTCAGCGCGGTAGGCCAACGCGGCGCATCGGGTGTCCAACGCAGCGCGTAGGCGTGCCAGTAGGCAGTGCCCACTTCCTTCCATCCTTGCTGCACGCAAGCGATCGCAAGTGATCGACTCGCTGCCATGTAGCGAGGGTCCTTCGTGACCATCGCAGCGGCCCGGAACCCGCCGAGTTCGATGGCCTTCTGCCACGGTTGCCAGCCGTAGACCGGCCCGCTGCCGTCGCTCATCTGCCAGCCGTATTTGGCCTCTTCGATCGCAGGTTCTTGGCCCACCGGCCACTTACGAGCGGCAGCGTCGAGACCATCGCGCAGCGTTGCCTGTGCGTCGGCGAATCCGAGCCACAGTTGGTTGGCTCGCGTCAAGCCCAACCGACCGACAGCGCGAGGCGACGGCGGCGCGTCGTTCTTCAGATACCAGTCGGTCTGGTCGAGCTGGATGTGATCGGCAACGATCGCTTCCAACGCCGGGTCGCGGGTCAGCGCGAGGGTCGCGTGAAGCAGGTTGTCGGCTCTATGCTGATCGTCGCTCGTAGTCCAGAGAACCGTCGATGGTGCTGGAATCCAGCCGATCTGGTTGACACCCGGCCAGCCGAGGCGGTCCTCCGGTCCCCACCCAAGATCGGGCCGCTGGTTGATTGTCTCTGCCTTCGGATGCAAGCGTGCCTGCATCGGCGCACCACCGGGTTCGCGGTTGCCGGTCGGCCTCTGGGCGAACGACTGGCACTGCCATAGCGCGTCGTGGATCTCCCACGGCTCGTTGGTGACCACGGCGAGGTCGCTGGCCCATCCGAAATCAGGCTGCTCGCCGGTCGTGCCAGAAGTCTGCATCTGCGCACGAGGGCGAGACTGCGAATATGCCCCCCACTGCGGGTTCAGGTATGCGGCGCGCAACTGCGCGCGGAACGGCACCATGTCCGCCGTCTGCGCGGGGATCTGGCCGAGGGCCATCCACGAGCCCTGCCAGCCGGTGTAGAGCCCCTGCATGGGCCTTGCTTGCTCGCGAACCTCGTCGGGCATGGCAAGGATAGCCCCCCTCGTCTCAAAGCGACTGGCGCGGTGCCAGCGCGTTCCTGCGGCCACGAGCGTGAGCGTCCACTTTGGCCCTGCGCTCCAGCTTGCCAGCGAACCACCGTTGCGCTGCACGAAGTCAGGGTGCAACTTCGCGGCACTCACCATCGACAACTCAGAGAACGTCGCCACCTGGGCTTGACCGTCGTTTGACGTGGTCCCGTAGACGGCGTGGGTCACGAACTCGACCACAGGCGAGCCGCTCAAAACGGTGGCCCAGCAATCGACCGTCACCTTCTTGGTGGGCCAGTGGGCGCGGATTCGCCATACCTGTGCCGCTGCGGAGGCACGGACTAGATCCAGCGTCGGAGGTGCTGGCGCTTCGTCGCCAAGGAAGAACGACGGTGCGATGGCGAGGAGGTTGCTGCTGATGGCAGGGTGAAACGCAAACGGCTCGGGTGTGCCGTCGGAATCGTTGGCGGTCAGGGAAACAGTCTGCCCAGCAGCAAGCGACACCAGCACTCGGATGCCGCGCTCCTCGCGGACGTATGGAGCTTTGATGGTCTCGCTGTCCGTCAGGTAGCCAGCCTTGCGAGGAAGCAAGTGGGATGTGGGGATACCGACAAACACCCATGCCGTCTGACGTGCAGTCGCGAGGTTCTGGAAGATGATCTGTGACTTCTGCGCGAAGGCAGCGGCGACGAGAAGGAAGAAGGCTAGAATGGCTTTCACAGTGGATCCTTGAAGAGCTTGTGGTTCTTGAGCGCATCTAGCTCAAAGTCGAACGGGAAATGCTTGAGTGCAGCCGAAGCGCGGCGGCGCACCTCTCGAGGGACCTTCGGAGTCTTGCTCGGGTCCAGAAGGTCCAGAAGGAAACGCCTCGCGAAATGCAAGGCGTTCAACCGTTCATGCGGCATCGTCATCGCTTCTGACTACTGCCTGTCCTTGATGTGCAGGATGGCAGTGCAGGCCGACGAAGCGGCTCCTCCGGTGGTGCTTGGGCGGATGTAGAGCGGCATCGAGCCGGTCGTGCCCCACAACAACATGCCTGCGGAAGAGCCAGTGTAGGTCGCGATAACCGCACTGCCAGCCTTGTTATTGAGCGTGGCCCAGGTCGAGTTGTCGTGGCTACCTTGCCACGTAAGCGTCCCGATGCTGAATGCTGCGGTGATGTTCACCGTGAATGCCACATCCGTCGCTGCGCCGACGAACACGCCGACACCGTTATCTGGGTTGTTCGGAGAGAGAGCCCAGGTGACGAGGCGACCGCCAGTCTGCGAGATGGGCGTGATGGTAGGGGTAACTTCTGCCATGGTATTCCTGTAGCTGTCTTAGGCGTTTGCGGCGGGGGGCGGGGCAGTCGAGTAACCGCTGAACATGGACACCGCGTCGGTGAGGGCGGACGGCTGCGATGTCTGCGCAGAGGCGAGGTCGTTGATCGACGCAGCCTGCTGCTCCATTGCCGCCGACTGCTCCTTCGCAGCCTGCGCTTCTGCACGCGCGGCGCGGAGGTCTTGGATCTGCTCGTCCGACATGACGATCTGCGGCGGGATGCTGAGAACGTCGGCGTAGTTGTCGATCAACTCGTCGGCGTTGAGCTTGTCTACCGATTCTGGCTTCAACTGCCCGATGATGCCGAGGACACCGAGGAACTTGTCCATCGCGTTCGCCGACACCGCTTTCTGCGCCTGGGCGAGCATCGACACGAAGTCGGGCTTCAGGTCCATGCCTTGGATCTCGCGAGGCGGCGGCGGGATCAGACCGGCGTCCCACATGTAGTTGAACGTCAGGTCGATCAGCGGCGCGAGCAGTTCGTTGTGCAGACGCTCCAACACCGGGCCGAGCATCAACAACTTCTCCTCGTGACGCTCCGCAACCTCAGTCGCCGTCATGCGCGAGTTGACCGGCGCGTTCGCCAGCATCAAGAACAGGTCGGCGTAGAACGACGCGCGGATACCGGCGCGAACGTCCTGAATGTCCGCCAACATGTAGTTGAGGTCGAGCTTCGTCTCGAACGAAGTGCGGATGCCAGCCTGCGCCGACGCACCATCGACGAACGAGATGCCTCCTGGCAACGTGTCGAGGTCCCGGTTCTTCATGCTCGTCGGCACCTGGAGCGGCGGACGAGTCATGTAGTCGATGCCTTGCGCCTTGCGCAGCTGCTGGTGCTGCAACTGCTTCACGAACGGCAGGGCTTCCATGCCAGCACTGTGGCCGTAGATGTCGCCAGCGTTCACCGCCCAGCGCGGCGCGAGCACCGGGAAATACTTGAAGCCAGACTCGCGCAGATACTGACCAGGGTCCGCGCCGATCTCGAAGTAACACGAGCGCCACGGCATGTTCTTGCTGTCGGACTTGGTGTGGTCGCGGTCAGCACGCGGCTCGATCGCATGGATGATGGACACCCACCGATCAAGTTCGCCACGGTCATACATCTGCCGCGTGTTGAGCGTGCATTTGTCGTAGCCGAACTCCTTCACCAACTCGGCGACCGTCTTGTCGAACTCGCGGTAGCAAGTGTCGATCTGGCCTTTGTAGTTGCTCGCGAGCGCGAACTCACCGACCGGGATCGGGAAGTGGTGAATCACCCCTTCGTAGTCTGGCAACATGACCGACACCGAAGTGCCGAACGTCGCCAAGTCCTCATACATCGTGTGCAGCGTGCGATACGTGTTCGACCTATGGAACACTGCCTGCATCCGCCGCGTTACGTCATCCAGCCACACCTTGACCGGGTAGTAGTAGTTGACATCTGGGTCGGACGTAGAGAGCCGGAACCACTGACGAGCAGGGCTCGATGCGCCAGCCATCATGCCCGCACCGAGGATCCGCATCGCCAACGTCGCCGTGCTGTCGTAGATCTTGCCGTGCCTCTTCTCGCCACGGTTGCGGTCCTGCACGAAGAAGCGACCGGCGCGAGGGACGATGTAGTCCGAGATCTCTTGCCAGTGCGACACCCACGAAGCCCGCTCGCTCTTGAGTGCGGACCACCTCGTGAGGATCTTGTCGCGGCGAGGACGCTGACCGTTGGCGGGTGATTCCATTACTCTCCCAAGAGGCTAGGGCGTTGCAGCTTCTGCTTGAGCGGGTCCAAGCCCTTCGAGCCGGTGAGCATCGTTGCTGGTCCTGCGTTGCCTGCGCGCTGGGCACCGGTCAGGAGCTCAAGCATGTCGGGCTGCTTCTGGTTCGCCTTCGCCAACTCGGCCTCGTTGAGCCGAGCCTGCTTGTTCGCGGCGGAGAGAGCCTTCTCCTGTAGTGCCTTCTGCTCGTTCAACGCCTGCTTCTGGAGCTTGCGCTGATCGCGGGACTGCTGGACCTGTGCGACGGTAGGACCACCAAAAATAGATGCCCACGAAGAGAACCCACCCATTCAGACCTCCCTCACCATCGCTCGCTCCATCGCCCGGTATCCGAGCTTCTGGAACAGCGACTTGTTGTCAGCCTGCGCGCCGTCCGTCATCAGGTCGGTCATGCAGATGAACTTCGCACCGTTGCGGATGCCCCACGCCTCGAACGACAACAGCAACTTCAAGCCGCTAGGTCCCGTTCGATGCTCTGGGTCAACCCACCACGCCAACTCGGTAGCGACCTGGACGGAAGGCGAGAACCAAAGCGAAGTCATCGCTCCTGCGCACATCCCGACCAGCTTGCCGTCTAGTTCCGCCGCGAACACCACGCCGCTTTCCAGCACGTTGCTCAAGCCGTCGCGTATGTCACTATCCTTCACCGCCATCAACTCAGAGTGCGGAGAAGCCCGAAAGAACCGGCCACCCAAGGCAACCAGTTCGTCTAGGTCCGACTTTTCGGCTTGTCGGATCACGAGCGGAATCTACCTTCGGAATCACCCATTGTGCGCCCCCACGTAGTATGTCTTGGCGAAGTGCCCCTGCGCAGTCACCACTATGTCACGCACCTTGTCCACGAGATGGTCGGGGCAGTGCAGGCATTCACCAGAATCCGCAGCAGGCGTCGTGACGCCAGCGTCGAAGTCGCCCGGAAGATTGTCGCGGTAGTAGGCGAACAACTCGCCAAGACGGTCGAACAAGCAGAACTCCTGGCAAGTCCGCTGCCACATCAGCAAGTCCCAGCTGTCCAGGTCGGGCGACACGCCCCACGCGACGTTGAACGTCTTGCGCTTCCTGTTCTTGCGGGTGCTGAACCAAGTGAGCGACGGTTGAGGTTTCACAGGAGGTCGTATGGGTTGAAGTCCAACTTGCGGTCCTTCACCTTCTTGACGCCATACTCCTCGTAGGCATCGCGGCAGCGAACCGGGGCAGCAAAGGTGAGAGCGAGCGCATCTGCGATGTCGGGACTCGACTCACCCTTTAGCCTCGACTTGATGTCATCCTTACTCTCCAGAATCCTGCGCCCTGACGGGTCATACCAGAAGGTCGGCGTAGCCAACTCCTGCTTCAGGTCCATCCGATTCGGGATCGCGCCACCGTTGCGGATCCACTGCGACATCTCCCACCACATCTCCGCGCGACGGTTCACATACTGGTCCGCCTTCAACGCCTTCGCGCCGAACGGCACCTCGATCACATCGAGGCCCAACTGCCGCAACCGGTCGATGATGCCAGCACCAGCACCAGAGTCGATGAACACCGCATCCGGTCGCTCGTCCTCGATGCGCGCCGCGACACGCGCCGCCACCTCCATGTTGTCCAGACCGCGCCAGACAATCGGGTCGAAGGCTTGCAAGCCCCTCCGCATGATCAGCACCGAACGGTCATCGCCAAAGCGCGCAGGGTCCACGCCGAAGATCTTGGGAGCACCCATCACATCCCGCTCGGTGTAGACACGCTTCGCCGACTGCTCGACATCGGTCAGCGACACCAACTGATCGTCGCCAGCAGCCGAGAAGTCGCAGAGATACTCACGACGCCACGCCGTGTCCGACATCGTGCCCTTCAGCCGCTCTACTTCGGAGGGGTCGATCGCCTGCGTCTGATGCACGGTGTAAAGCTGACGGCTCCAGCCATTCTTGTTCTCAGCCTGAAAATACAACTGCGAGAACAGGTTGATGCCCTTCGGCGTCCCGATGAAGTCCGACCACCCTAGCTCGTCCGAAAGGGCTGGCTGGATGATCTCGTCCCACACCAGTGGCTCTACCTGCGCCACTTCGTCGATCACGACGCCCGACAAGCGGATACCACGCAGGGCATCTGGATTGTCCGCACCGAACAGCCGGATGATCGACCCGTTCGCGAAGCGCACGAGCAACTCGCCCTCACTCACATCGACGCCGCCCACAAGCCGCAGCGGTTCGAGACGCTGCTTCAGCAGGGACCACATGTTGGTCTTCGCCTGCTTCAAGTAGGGCGCGACATACGCGAACTGCCCAAGCTGCTTCGTGTGCATCTGCGCGGCACGAATCAGGTTCATGCTCGCCAACACCGTCTTCCCCGCTCGACGGTGCAGCACGTAGACGTTGAACCGCTGACGGCTCATGTGGCACTCGTACTGCCACTGACGAGGACGATACCCTAGATCAACTGTCTGTGTCTGAGCCGCCATCCGCTTCCACTTCCTCCTTCACAGGATCCCCGATCTTGATGTCCAGCAACTTCGCTGCCTGGAACTCCAGTTCCGCCTTCGGATCTGGCACCCCAGTGATGACCTGGAACGTCACCCCGCCCGTGTGCTCTACCTGCTTCTTCGGGCTGTAGCGACTCGACCACACGCCTGCCAGCCTCATGCAGTGCTCCAGCCGCAACTTCATCCACTGGATCTGACCGGCATCGATCCTGCCGAAGCGGTCAACCTGCGGCGTGGACCGGATCATCGACAGCGTGCTCTCCACAAGCACATCGACACCCTCCTCCTTCGCTTCCTCATACGCCTCCATCCGCTCGGGCGTGGCCTTGATCGCCTTCCAGGTCTTGCTGCGCGACGGCTTCCCCTCCTGCTTGCAGTAGCTCGTCAGCGTCTTCCCCTCCCTGATCCAGTCGAGGACATCCTCCAGCACCTCATCCCAGTCATACTTAGGAACCCCGACCATCTTCCTCCCCCTTCACCTTCTGCTTCTCCCGCCTGCGGAAACTGATCCAGTCGCGAACGGTGGAACGCGGCAGGTTGAACATGACCGCGAGCTTCGTGTATCCCAACTCCCCTAGCTGATACAGCCCGCGAACCGTGTCCACCAACGAGTCGGGGTATTTCACTGGACCCTGCCCCCTCTCGCTGCGTGACTCCCTCGCCTTCCCACCTACTGCGCGTTGCTCAGGTCGCTTCATCGTCCTCGAAATCCCCCATCACCCAGCCGCCAAACGCCATGAGCAGGAACGCCCCGACTACGACGCAGAACAGGAAGGTGAGCATCAGTTGTTCTCCCAAGGCTTCTCCTTGAGGAGAAGGCACGCCTTGACGATGTACTCGGCTTGCCGCGACTCAGTCCAGTTGTCCCCCAAGTCGCGGAGGCACTCGTCGCTGGTCTCGACCAGCAAGACCCCAAGCTGGTATTCGGTCAGCCCAGCAAGAAGCTGGATCGTCCGCATCAGGACCTTCTCGGCGACGGTAACTTCGTGCTGTTGGTTGCTCATTCGGCGGAAGCATACCAGACCGAACGGCTAGACGCAAATGCACCCGGTGCCGGGAGTTGAACCCGCCTCGCGTTCTACCCTCCGACAGTCGCAAGACCGCGTCGGGACTACGTGTGCCCACTACACCACGCCGGGGGAAAGAAGCTGCACGGTGTTTCATGGGGTGAACAAAGCCTTCACCGCCCCATTCCCATAGGGCGGCGACACCAACCCGTCTGCGGATCTCCCGCAGCACCATGCCGTGCGAACTTCAAGTGTTTCAAAGAAAGACCAGCAGCACCCTCGATGGCCGGAATCGAACCGCCGTCTTCGGGCTGTCGGCCTTCACGCGTGCCCCGTGTGAAGGCTTACTGGCCCTGATCCTACCACTAGACGAATCGAAGGTGACTGCTGGCACGGTGTGCCCGTGCCGCTGATCCTACCAAATCCGCAGCGCCGTGTCAAGCGAGGCGCTGATCCATCCGCAGCAGGCGGCGCAGCGTCAAAAGGGCGTGGGAGAACCGGCTGCTCTTCAGAGCCTCAGACATGTTCCCTTCAGCCTCCAAGGACTTTTCGAGGGCGCGCAGCAACATCACAGTGTGGTGCTCCAGGTTGAACAGGCACTCCAGCACCTCGCTCACCTCCACGATGTCGAGGACCGCTTGCTTGCCCTCCATCTCACCCTTGTGCAGATCGACGCGGAACGCAACGTCATCCGAGTAGAGACAAGCCTTGCTCACCTCCCGGTCGAGCGCCGCCGCGTTCTTGTATGCCGTCTCCGTCGAACCGTGACCACTGTTGTATATGCTCATCGTGGGCGCACCATACCGCCTATGCACGGATTCGGCAAGGCGTGCAGAATTGGGCACGGGCACACAGGTAAAGGGACAAAGTCTGTCAAGCCGCGTAGCAAAAAAACTGGGGCGGATTCCTCTTCTCGATGGGACCCATTCATATGGGAAAGGGACAAAGGGGTCCCTGGGTAAGGGATAAAAGTAAAACTGGGAAAGTGGGGGCGGAGAGGGATAGGTGCC